ATAGCGTTACAGCCCCCGTTACGATAAATAAACCTTCAAGGTATCTAGTGATAGTAGATCCGCTGTCTAGTACTAAGTCATATGAATAGCGACCAGGAACGATTGGCTCTGTAAGAGCTGCAGACAGTGTCACAGTCACAGTTCCTGTTGCACCAGTGATGACCATACGACCATTGGCAGTAGTTGCCACCACTGTTGTAGTAGTAGACCCAACGAATGGGCGCACTGTCATAGTTCCGGTGTAACCAGTAAGGTCAATCGGAACAGCGTCGTTGTTGATCGAGAATTGAAAATTAAATGTTGTTGCTTGTTCGCAGATTAGATTAAATTTAGCACTCACGATGAGACTCCTCTGAGAGCTTGCGCTGCAGGTAGTTGAAAAGTACCAGCGATAAGGTTACATACACCGTTGTAATCAAGACGGTTAGAGGTACTGGTCCCCGCAATCGCATTTAATACTCCTACTGTATCTGTTAAGTTTGTGCTTACTGAACGCTGTACTGCCCATTGGCGGGCAGCAAGTGCTTCATCCACCATCGCCCCTGGTGCTCGATAGGTGCCACCATTGGCTAGACGATTGAGTTCATCCAATAGTGTTGTGCCGTATGTTCCTAGTGCCACCTATATCTCCTTACTTCTTCTTGCGAGCTGCTGCCGCGTTATCTATTAGGTTTGGATAAGGTCGTCCTGCTGCCTTAGCCTTTGCCTTTGCTGATGCCTTCTGTGCAGGCGTTAGAGCCTTTGATGTCTTCTTAGGATTCTTCTTATCCCAAAATGCTACTTTCTTTTTCATTTGCAACTACAATCCCAAGCACGAAGTGACTTGTTTATTCTTGAGTTCGGATCTTTAGCAGTTTTAGCAGAAGTTAATTTAGACTTCATACCGCACATACGACCACAGAAAGACTTGCGTCGTCCTGCAGACTTAGGAGATTTGGCAGCCTCAGCCTTTTTGACCGGAGGCTTGAGGTTCATCCCCTGCGCTTTTGCAGAGGCACGACCCTTGGCGTTAAGGCCACCCTTTGGGTTCTTGCCTTCTGCTCTTTGCCACGCTGGAGACTTAGCCATTACTTAGCAGACTTTCCCATTGCACCAGTCTGTAGTGACTCGTATGTCTCATACTTCTTGGCACTGTCGTACTGCTTATCAGGTGTTGGGTACTTTGCGATATCTTCTTCTGTGTAGTTTTCCATTACTTCTTCTTTCCCATCTTCTTCTTTGAAGGCTTAACAACCATCTTCTTGCCAGTCTTCTTGGCTTCCATTTTGGCCATTGCCATACCCTTTGGTCCGTATGAAAATTCTTTCATTCCTACTTTTGGCATTATTTTCTCCTTAGTTTTTGAAGGTCATTGCGATCCCATCGAAAGCCTTACCAGCCTCGTTGGAAAGTTTAACTGCTGCATCTATATCTTTACTCTTTGTAGAACGTGGTTCTATTCCTTGACGCGTTGCGTCGTAATAGGACTGTAGTTCCCTATCGTGCTGCTTGGCAGTAGGAATACCGTTGGCTCGCAAAGAGACTTCATTAACTTGTAAGCCTAGAACCTTGCAACCAAAGCAGTTGTCAATTCTTTCAGGATGCTCTTCCCAATGTTTCATACTGGAGTAACCCAATCGCCGTATCCTGCATCAATGAGAACCTGTGCTTGGTAATCACTAATCTCGTATTCGTGGCCACCAAGGAAGTAATAACTAGCTGCTGCTAGATCATCCTGGCTAGGAGTCAATGTCAGAGTGACATTAGTTCCATTGACAATAAGTGTCTGGCCACGTGCTACATCTGTAAGGCTGATTGGAATAGGACCGTCAATCGTGCCACCGTTGAACCGGCGACCAGCAAGGCGTGAGTACTTGGTGAACTCACCAGTGCCTGCGCCCCAAGTTTGCCATTGGTACGGTGTCATTAGCGTATATGCCATATCTAACCTTTCCTAAGTGACAGAGGTGGGTTTGACCCCACCCCTGCCGTTGCACTAGCGGAATTATCCGTTTGTTGCTGCAGACTCAATGCGATAGAGCGCTGCTTCACGGAGGCGTGCAAAGCCTCCGAAGTAGTACCAACCGATTGTGCGGAAACGACGGAGTGCATCAATCTCTGGACCGATAACGGTTGAGATGTCTGCAGCCTGTGCTTCAGCCAATGCTTCACGACCTGCGATAATCGCACGGTAGTTGTTGGTAAATGTAACAGTACCTGTGTCAGCAACTGATGTAATGTTAGATGCTGTAAGTGCATAGGTAAATGTTGTTGATGTTGTACCTGTGATGGTATATGTGCCGTTAACACCTGTGTTAGTTGTAGCAGCAACTGTTACAACCTGACCTGTTCCGAGGCCGTGAGCAACTGCTGTAGTAATTGTTACTACGTTAGATGTCAAAGCGACGTTGGTGATTGACACTGTAGGCGTGATACCTGTTGACAACTTTAGACCATTGAGGACACGTGGTGTCTCAACGATGAAAGCGCCTTCGATAACTCCTACTGCACCAGCAACGAACGGTGTACGCTCTACGTACTTTGTTAGTTCCTGGAATCCGCCTGTACCAGTCTCAGCGCGAAGGTCTGCTGACTGACGTGGGTGGAGGTATGCTGCGTAGAGTTCACCCATACGAGGCAATGCCTTGTTTGTGCGTAGTGAAACAACAGCGTTGCGGATATCCGCTACTGTCATTGTGTCTACTGGGAGAACTGCAGATGATGCAGTTGGAGCAGTTCCTGATGGACCGTTTGAGTAGATAACGTTGGTTCCTGCTGAGAGGACCTGTCCTACTACGTTGTCAATCGAGTCTGCTGCGTTGTACGCGATGATGTCAGCAAGAGCTGAATCAACGTCGTTGAAAGAAGTTAGGTTTAGCTTCTTTGTTGTTGTTACTGCTGAACCGTATTCGTTCAGAGTTACTGTAACCTGTGAAGGGTTACCGAGAGCAATGGAAGATACATCTGATGTTTCTGTCAATGTAGATGTTGCTTGTGCAAGATCTGAATAGATTGAGAATACAACTGATGATCCTGGCATTGCCTGTTGCACTGGCTTGACGTCAGCGAGAGAACGCATAACTGGAATGGAGCGAAGCGCCATTCTGACATATTGGTCGTATGCGGCCTGTACTAGGGCGCTGATCGTCGAGCTAGAGGTGGGGGTACCTGTTGGGATAGCCATTTGGGTCTAGCCTTTCGTTAGGATCGGATGTTAGAGTCCAGACAATCTAATGACTTCATCTAGTTCTTCACGACTGTTTGTATTGAGAAGTTTTTGCATTATGTCTGCATTATGTTCTGGCGAAGCGCCAGCATCTGCAGTGTTAGTCATTCTCTTATACGCAGCAGCCTGAGCTGGATCTACATTAGGTGTTGCCTGGGTTTGGCTGGAGTCAATACCGAAAACATCGGCATAATCATCTAGCCATTTAGACAGTGACTCTTCAGTTGGGTCAATGTCCTGCGGAATAAATGAAGCAATTTTGCCATTCACCCCGCGAGATGCGAGGACATCCTTAATTGCTCGTTCGCGCTGGCCCTTGCTAAGGTTTTCAAACTGAGCACGAAGCTCTTGTAGTTCTTTATCCTTTTGCTTTGAAGCCTTGCGTAGTTGCTTTACAAGGTCATTCGACGAATCGTTTGTAGTGATATCGTCGTCTTCATCCTCGTACTCGTAATTGGACATATGTCCTTCTCCCTATCAGTTAGTTGATTGCGCCAGCCTCATATTCCAATGGGGATTGGATATGGCTCTGACTCCTGGTATTGATGTCGCTCCACTAGGCCAGTAGTTCTAGTGGCAGGTCTGTTATATTCCGCCTGCGCGGTCTCGTGCTAACGCTCCACTGGTTGTTCCAGATTTACCACCAAAGGTAGCCTTCTCAAGTCCGGTAACTTTCTGGCGTTGCTTGCGTGCTTCTTGTTCTCCTGTAAGTTTGAATATTTCCGACTCTGCAGTTGCTTGGGTATATGGTGATTCACCGTATATTGATGCCAACTCTGAACCACGCTGAAGTCCACCACCGATTACAGAATAACCTGCGGTAGCTGCTGCTTTATCAACACCATATCTCTGCAGTTCTTCTGCTCTTGCAAGGCTAGTTGTAAGACCCTTTTGTGCAAGTGCTGCTCCACCAATTTCGGCTGTTGTTATTTTGCGCTGGATATTCTTGATAGCATTTGCAGGGTCAAGAGCGTAAGCCAAGATATCGCCATCGGTAATCTCTGGATAAAATTCTTTTAGGGCCTGTGCTATCTGTGGCGCACCTCTAATGACTCGTTCTTGAGCTGCCGCTATACGCTCTTCTAATTCTGTGTTACTTATATCAGCAGCTATTAACTTTTCAAAACCTTCTTGTTTTCCATACAATCCAGGAGTATAGTAATTTTTAGGTAGGCCATATCTAGTCATTACTTTTTGGTATTGATCTTCTAGTGCTAAATAAGTTGCAGGGCTAAGAGCCCTAAATCCTGCTTTAACACGAGCATCATTAGCAGAGAATCGAGTCATATATGCTTTCGTATTACGCAAAGCCTCTGGCATTTGTGATATAGATGTTGCCTTCATAAGAAGATCTTTACTATCTTCTACAAGAGCACCAAGACCAAGAGCGTTAAACTCGTCATATAATCTTTTGTAAGCATCAGACATTTCGGAATTTGGAACGATGGCATTTCCGCCACCGCCACCGCCACCGCCAATAGGTAATACTGGTGCTGAGGCTTGAATTGGAAAGTTGCCATCTTTGTCTTGTCCAGCAAGTGGACCGCCGGTATAGACCATCACCTTTTCTCCAGTGGTGGTAGTAATCTCAGCCATAGGATATTGGGTTGGAGTTAGTACTGCCATATTAGGATTAAGGTCAGACTGAGATGTTCTTTTAGGTAAAGAAGCTATTTCACGAATACGATCTTCTGCTGCTGTTGCCATATTAGAATTAAGGTCAGTTGATTGTGAAGTTGCAGGTTGAGTTGTTCTTTTAGGTAGAGAAGCTATCTCACGAATACGATCTTCTGGTGCAGTTGTCATACTTCCCCCATATATCCAAAGTCACGTTTAACCTGAGTAATCATTGCACTGACCTCATCGTTAGCTTCTTTTGAATACTTCCATCGGTTGTCTGCACGTAAAGCCTTTTTGTAATCATAAGTTGACATTTCCTTATCTGGTCCAATAGCCATACGTAGTGTTGGATCATCTAAAGTAATTGTTTCTGGATTTATATCAAGGCTAGAAGCCATTATTCTTTTGTATGGAGAATAGATCGTTTCAAGATCTGTACCACTTTGCATAAGTTTTTTAATAGAATCTGGTTGTCCAAGTGAGGCTATTGACCGAATGTCATTTTTGATAAGATCAACATCTTCGCCCTTTTCAATTCTAGCCCTATAGGTATCTAGTTGATTCTTGGATAAAGATATACCATTTGCATTAGCTATGCTATTTAATGAATCCTCTAGTTTCAACACGCCTTGTTGATTAATAGTGCCTTGGTACTTGCTTATTTCTTTTGCAATATTACCCAAGATTACAGGTGATGCTTTAGGATTAGCATCATACTTACCGGAAGTTACAAGGTCAAGCAAGAATTGATCTTTATCCAGACCACCATAAGTTACTCCATCAACATATTTAGATGGATTCTTCTTTTGGGCATCATTAAGAATAGATGTAAGAGCTTTAAGTTCTTTGTCAGTTGCCTGACGTCCAAGCAAATCACCAAATATCTTATTGATATCTCCCTTAGCCTGGCTAGGGCTAGAAATATAAGATTGTGGAGGTGAAGCGACTTGACCACCACCGCTAGCCTTTATTGCTGTCTTAAAATAATCTTCTATTGTTCCAGTTCTGGCTAAAATATCAGAGGAACCCATAATATTTTGAGCAAGTTTGCTTACATATCCACCAACATAGCTTGGATCAAGAGTCTTTCTACCGGTTAAACCAGCAACTGCAGCCTTAACTCGTCCATATGCCTTTGGATCTGTTCCAGCAAGGCTTGTTATATAAGAACCAATTTGGATTGGTGGCAAAGCAAGAGGATTTCCCTTAGTATCAACTAAACCAAATCCAACATCTACCGTGTAAGTTGTGGGTACTGAACTCGTACCACCGATATCCATACCAAATGAAGGAGGTGGGGTTACATTGTCACCAGGTTTGTTGGGATTTCCTATTCCATCTGGAGTCCAAACGAACTTACCGTTCTTGTCTTTAGTCCAAGACATTACTTGTTCACCTCAATTACTTCATAGTTATCATTTTCAAGATAGCGTGTATATAAATCAGAAAACCCAGTATCATATAATTTGAGTTTAATAATGTAATCATCCCACTTATCTTTGAGATCAGCGTTTGCAGGATCAGTCAAGCCTGAAGTTCCTAAATACTTTTTACGTTGAGCAAGTTCATTGGCAACATAATCCCTATTAAGAACATAATCTTTAACTGCCAACATTGTTGGAGTATTGCCATATTCTTTCATCCAAGGCTCATTGCCAAGAGTCTTAACAAGCCCCTTGACGTAACGTTTGGTTTTGGTGAAATCACCAACAGAGTTATCATAGGCTTCTGCCCAGGCTGGAAGATAAGCCTTGATTGACTCAACGGATGCTTCCCACTTAGCCGTTAAACCCATCTGCTGTGCAGCTTGTGAGTTAATGCTCTTTAATCCGTATCTTGTAAGTAAAGCATCTCGCTGCTTTGAGAATTTCTCATAGTAATTCCAGCCAAGACTTTCTTCACGATCTGTAATAACGTCTTCAGTTGCACGAGTTTCGGTGTATTTAATTTCTCCACCTGGTCGAACATTCTTATTGCGGAAATAGTTGGCTGCGGCATCTGAATACTTGTCAGAACTACTACCATAGTTAGCAATAAACCCTACAAGTCCTGGAACATTTAACTTATCCATCTCGCCAAGAAGTGGTCTAAACTTCTTTTCATTAACCACCGCACCGACGGTTGGAACAAGATTGGTTTTGTTCTTACTTGTAGGAGCGGTTATTAGATAACCAATATCTCCATACTTGTTAAGTATATAATCATCAACCTTAGTCTTGCCAACCTTTGGATCAAGCAGTGCTGCTCGATAATCATCCATAATAGGTTGCCATTCGGCACGGAATGTGAATGTAAAAGGCAAACTTAGGTTAGCGGCAATACGGACTTTCCAAAGTTGGTTAGCAAGTTTAATTGCATCTTGGAAATTAGGCTGCTTGCCAATACTTCCATCTTGTTCCCACTCGTAACGAAGAGTTTTCATAGCACTTGCTACTGATCTTGCGTAAGTAGCATCATCAAGTCCGGATTGAAGTGATGCAAACTTTTGACCAGCTGCCGGTAATAGCAACTTCCAAGGATCGGCAGGCGCTTTTCCAAAAGGAATCAAACTATTCATAACTGCATTTGATGTTTGCTCGCCAAAGAAATCATTAAGAAATGTCTTAAAGTTTTCTACTTTATCTGGCCTGCTGTTTGCTAGGACAGATACAGGAATTGTAACTGGTATACCAAATGATGGTGCTAGCGGATTATCTCCAGTTAAAAATACGTTAAGACTATTCTTAGGAACAGAAACTTGATACCCCTTTGGAATACCAAATCTTCCTTGAACACCTTCTGGAATAGTAATGATGATAAACTGATTCTCAGATGGTGGCGCTCCTGGTGGAACTTCCTTGCCATCGCTATCAATAACAGTTGCAACTCTATTTGGTAGATTCCAGATCTGATTTGCTCGTGCTATACGTGAAGGATCTTCAAGTAAGAACTTTCCGTACACTTTTACAGCATTGTATTGAGCGTTAAAGAATGGAACCAAGAAACGCATTGTATTAGACAGGCCGGTATTATTGGATATACGATACAAAACTTCTTTAAGTACTTTTTGAGAAGCAGCGTGAGCCGTGCGTTGCATCTGAATAATTAGATCTGGGTCTTGAATATTCTTACCCATACCTTCTGCAAGGTTAATTTCTTGCTGAAGATTCTTCTTGTACAGACCATTGTAGAAAGGCCAAGCTACCAGATTGTCTTCCGGAGTTGAGCCAATCATCTTAAAGATGCCAGAAATTGCATCGTTAATAGTTGTTTTAATGACACCCTTGCCATAGCGAAGTGTGTCTTCTATAAGAGAACGTCCTGCAACAGGAATCAAGTTAGGAGTTCCACGCATAAGCAAATCAAATTGTTCAGGTGATAATTCTTCACGTGCTATTAATGAACGTACTTGCTGATCTGGTAGCAGTTTATAGATACGAGAACGAGCCTCTAATACGTGTGCAGGAATATCAACCTTGTTTATATCTGCATTAATTTCTTTTAGGTAAAAAGCACCTTTAGGGCTTCTTAGCCATTCAATAACCTTTTCGTCAGGCAATCCTTCAAGGATCTGCATAGCAAGTTGGTCATTGCGTAGTCTTTGATTTACAAATACAGCCAATTCATTAAAATACTGTGGGTCGCCAGGATTAACAGCGATTCTGCTTTCGCTTAAATTCATTCCAGATGTAAAAGTCTTTGAACCCTTTGCAGCATCGAAACTAAGATAGGCTTGGCCTTCTGTCATCCAGTTAAGTGAACCCTGGCTTGAAGCCTCAGCTCTAGTAAGAGAGCCATTAGGTCCAGCAAATGCACCATCTGCTACAACCTTTTTGCCATTAGGCGACATAAATACTTCTTCGCCTTCACCAGCTTTGATGATTTTAAGATCTGCACGACGCTTGGCTAAGAATTGAGATTGTTCAACCTTTTCAAGAATTTCATTATCAATCTTATTTGCAAGATCTTGATAAATCTTAATACGCATCATATTGTCTTCACCAAGAAGACTTGCTATTTCTTCAAAATTTTCAGCGCGTGATGCTTCGTAAGAAGTGATAACCCTAATGTTTGGGTATTCTACCGGTCCTTTGCCTCGCAAGTTGAGCGAACCAACTGATTCAATTTCGTCAGCAAGCATACCTGAAGGGATGCCACGACGAGCTTCGATCTCAGGCACTGAGCCTTTAGGTAAACGTCCTTGCTTACCAGGAATCTTGTAAAACACTTTGCCGCTTAGATAATCAGCATATACAAGTGTAGTATCTTTAGGAAGGGTAGGAACTACTTCTTCTCTTACATACTTAGAAAAAGCCTTACCTTGTAAAGATTCAAATTTAGTTTTATCCTTACCGAAAAGAAGACCTTTTTGTGCCTTACGCTTTGACATTAATTCAAAGTAAGCAACGCGGTCTGTTTCCTTCAGAAGCGGCTTAGACTTAGAAGTAATTGCAAGTTCAACCATTTCTGGTGTTACTTGCTTTCCAAAGGTTCCAGAAGCATTTGCATAATACGCCTGCGGAGTAAGTTCATCAAGAATTGATTCACGTACATTAATCACATCTTGACGTTGTTGGATTAACTTACCAATGTCTGTATTTAATTGTGATGGTCGTGTAGCAGATATAGTTTCATCAACAAAGTTCTCTGCTTGCTTTACGCGAGTTCCAAGATTTTGCTTAAATGTTTTGAATACTTGATCGGTTTTAGCAATAGATCCTAGAGCCAAAGCTGCACGTAACTGTCCATCAATAGTGTTACGGATAGGATAACCCATACGAGTAAGAACAGATGCCTTAAATAAAGAGTTAGCAAAGTCCATCGCATCTTCAAGTTCTTTACCTATAAGTCTAGTTTGCAAACCGGCCTTGGTAAGGCCTTCACCTGATGGAATAAGTTTCTTGTATAGTTTAAGAAAACTATCAAAGTCTTTGAAATCCATCATTGGCACTACGTTAGGCATTTCAGATTTCCAGAATGGTGATGTAACTAATTTACCGCTTTCATCAACCCAGAAACCTTTAGTGCCAATATCGTTCATAATTCCGCGACGAACTGTTCCAAATGCTTTATACCACATAGTGGCTTCCTCAACAGATAAACCATTTTCAAGAGCAATGATATTTGCTACTTCTTGTTCAATGTTTTCTACCTGAGCAAAACGTTCTGTAGCGTTTCTAGCAAGTGCGTAATCTGAGAATAGTTGTGTTTTTACTGCAAGGTATTCAGGGTTACGCAATACTGGTACTGAGTTAAGAGCATATTTAATTTGATTGGCAGAATCGGCCATTGGGCCACCATCAATGCGAATGATTCCATTAGGAAGTTTATTAAACGCTGCCTGAATAACTGCAACAGGTCGTGAAAATGCAGTCTTTTGAAATGTCTCTGTATAGAAAGAAAAATCTTGCTTTAGTTCAGCAGCTCTAGCGCGAGCCTTTTCGATAGAAACACCAATGTTTTTATTAAATAAATTAACGTCAGCAGCTGATGTATACTCATTAAGAACTCGATAATCACCAAGACGTTCGTCCATTGCACGAGCAAGGTTTGTATCACGTAACTTCAAGTCATCAAGCACTCTAGTCAAACGATCATATTCTTCAATAGTAGGCTCTAAGTTTTTAATATCAGCACCAGCACCCCATTCAATATTGGCATATTTTTTAGCCACAGGGTCTAGTAAATCTTGAGCACGTTCAATTTCATCGGCAATAGATGCACGACTTGCCGCAATCTTTGCAAGCGATGCTCTATCGCCAGCTGCTGCTGCAATAAAATTAGCAGCATCTTCGTAAGTATTTGCCTCACCCATAAGAGCTGTCATCAAGCGTGGATTTGTGCTCTTGGTAATAAGGGGATGGGTAGAAACTTCTGCCACGTTCTTGCCAACAAGAGAGGCTACTGCTGTTCCGATAGGAGTCTCACGTCCAGCCTGTCCACCGGTTTCTACAAAGATACCGTGTTGATCTAAATCTTTGCGTACACGTACAATATCGTCTGCAGTTTCTATAGGCTTAATAAATAAGTTTTTACGTCCTACTGCAATACCCTTGCCCGCTATAACCAGCGGATCTAAATACCAATTTACAAGTCCATCTACTGCACCTGAACTAGTCTTGCCAAATACGTTGTCTTTGAAAGTTTCTTTGCGATCTGTAGGATCTGCGATATTAAAATATTTGTTAAAAACTGAAACCCAAGGCGAGATAATTGCTTGTCCTGGACTTACATTATCAGGCACTCCTGCTGCTTTTTCTTCTTCAGTAAGTGGTCTAGCAAGTTTCCAGTTTGCCGCAATATCTGGAACAGTGCCTCGACTTGCCTGTGTTGCTGAAAGAATTGAAGTTGTTAAAGGTTGAGTAACTTTTGGGTATAAAAATTTATATGCCTTTTCAGCTTCTGCTATACCAAGGTTAAATGCTGCGTCAGCCTTAATTGTTTCTGCTGGCTTTAACGCAGTTGCAACTGTAGCTTTTCCAACTTTTTGTCCAGCAGCTTTAATTGGTGCTGCAGCAGCCGCTGCTACCTGAGTTGTATCTGCACCAGGAATAATCTTCCCGCCAAATGCACCAGCAAAACCTGCAGCTACATTCTCCCCAACTGCGGATATACCTTGACCTATTTTAGAGGCAATGGCATCTTTAATGGTATCCCAATAATTAGCCAATTACTGCACCTCTCGCGTAATAGTTTTAATAAAATCATCTCTATCCTGGTCTGATTCCCAAGGAATATTTGCAAGCGAAATAACTATTCCAGGATAATCGTAACCAAGTGCATCAACAAAAGCTGTAACATCTTTAACAAATTGGTTCATAGTGAACCTTGGAGGAAACTCACAAATGCTCTAAAGGACTGTGGTGTATCTTGCGCTGATGCCATTGCACTCAATGACGGTAAATATTTTGCAACAATATCTTGATCGTCTTGTTTGATTTGATTCATCATCAAAGCATCAGATCCTACGCCTTCACCCATATCAATACCTGCGGTGATTGGTTCATCAGGACGTTGCGTTGGTGCAAATAATTCTGTAATTGGTTCTTTCCTAACATCTGGTGCTGTAGCAAGTGGAGCACCGGACTGTATAGCAGCCGTCTCTACACCTTCACCGTAAGCAATAGAACCCATCTGTAGGTTGTCAGTGCGCGTAGAATACTTGCCAGGACCTGCAGGGCCAGCCAATGGATTCATTGGTGCTGTTGTCATCGGTCCTCCTCTAAAGTCTCTAAGTCTTGCGCCATCTGCTCCCAAGCCTGATTAGTTTCAGTCTTTTGGTTAGAATAGTAAATACTTAATTCATATAATGATTCAAAGAATCCTGTTGCTACCTGCGATAAGTTATATGCAGTCTCTGTAGCTATTACTAAGAAATCGGAAGGGCGTATAGGGCGACGTATTTTATTATGATCCATCACCCTATACACCTTCCATTAAATTTATTAACCCTTTTTTGTCTTCTTGCCTGGGCGACCTGCTGGCATCATTGATGCCATTACCTTACCGCCGGCTGGCTTGGAGTGATCCATCTTGCCTTCCTTTGGCTTTGCCATTGGTGCGGCTGCGCGTGATCCTTTGTTCATATTTCCACCTCCTCTGCTTATGCTGCGCCGGTGATGCCGGCTAGTAGTTGTGCTATATCTGGACGTTGACCAGCAGCAGGGGCCGAACCAGCTTGTGTTTGTGGAGGTTGCTGCGAGGCAGGGGCGGGGGCCGCACCTGCTGCTGGAATCTGTTGCTCCATACCTGGTGCCATAGGTGGCATCTCTGGGGTTGGTGCTGGTTCTGGTGCAAATGCTTTTTCGATCACGTTCTCTAGGGCTTGTCCCTTTTGGCGACCTTGGATAACAGCTGCGATACGCCCGATAATCTCTGAAGGGTCTTGGCCTTGCGCCGCGAGTGCCGGTATCGCCTGAGCGTACTGAGCAACAGCAACGCGCAAAGAATCACGCATTTCTTCAATATCAACACGTTGTTCCTCCTGTGTCACGTTAAGATCCATCGGGATCTCACGACGTACATAGTCACGTGATACGAGTTTATCTGAACGCATCTGTAGCAAAGCAATAATGGCACGGTTAGGGTCCATACCAGACATAATTCCGTAACGGACATCTACGCCGTATTCACCCTTGATATCACGTGATGGGATGTACTTGAGTACATAAGGTGTTCCATCATCTGAACCCTTAATTGTCTTAGGAATACCACCAAAGATCTTCTCATCTGCTTCAAAGCAGATAGCAGTAAGTTCTTGGAACATACGAGCAAACTGTGCTTGTGCTGCCTTAATCTGTGTATCAAAGCCTGCCTGTAGAGCCTGCACTCCACGACCTGTAACAACGGATGCGTCAATGTTTCCTGAACGAGACTCTGGGTAACGAGCACCCATACGTAGTTCACGCTCAAGAACGCCGGACTCTGTAAAGACTCCAGGTGGTAGTTCTAGTGGTACACGACGGATACCTTGCGGATTAGCAGAACGCATAATCGCATCTGGTCCAAGTGCCAACTCCTGCACATCCTGTGGGATAGCAATAGGTGCTTGGATAGACTTCTCAGCTGCTTGGATTTGCAAAATAGCAAAACGAGCACGAGCAAGTTGGACTGAGAGTACATCATCAAACTGACCACGTGCTTCTCCGTCAAGGGAGGAACGCATAATGACAGATGCCATTGGCTTGCCTAATACGTTAGGCGTGCTAGATAGAACTAGGTTCTTACGCTCTGGTAGGTAGAGCAGGTCCTGATCCTTATCGTGGTACTTGACCATTGAGATATAAGGCGAAGACAACTGGTACTGATTGCGACCTAGGATCTGGTCGTAGAACTCTGGGTACTGTGATGCTAGCGTCTCTGCATCTGTAACAATAACCTGTGTGATAGATAATACTCGACCATAGCGATCTAACTCTGGGTAGGTACCAAACGGGTTGAGCATACGGATACGAGGATTGTTGTCATCGTAATCCATCTCAACCATACCAATACCTAGACCGTAGGTGTTATACCAGTCTGCTGCGGTATACATCTGAAGTTGTAGATCAGAGTTGGTGACGTAAAAGTTAGCGATACGGGTACGAGTATCTGCCATCTTACGTGCAGAATCTGAAACCATATTGGTTGCTGAACAGTTAAATGATGGCAATGGTGCCATAGCTTCTGCTAGGTCACGTGCTGCTACGTCAATGAAGTTGGCAACAAGAGGCTTTGGGTAGTCCTCTGAAAACATCGAAGGATATACCTTTGAGATATCTCCTTGACGCACCGAAAGCACATCACGCATACGTTGGTCACGCGCTGATGAGCGCGTACGTAGCCGCGATAGCTTCGCGTCAACTTCTTTGACTGATAACAATGTTATCTCCTAAATTACTCTCATTTTATTTTGTTCAGCGAAGGCTTCTTCTAAGTTAATCACTGTTCGCTTGCCCATCTCTTGGCGAGATAGGAATGGGTTTTTCATATGATGCGTGGCATACTTGCCGTAGTTGAGCATCTCACGTGCTCTAATCTCACAGAACCACAAGGCCATCACCATATCGGTCTTACCCTTAGTCGTTGGAGTCCAGGTAATTAACTGCTCGATCAAAGCCTTGACATTCTCGGTCTGATCTGATGGCAAATGTATTAAGTTATCTCGATGGTGCTTACCATCAAACTGCTTAGTACCAAAGAGGGTAGACATAGATGCCACACCGAAGCCGGCATCCCACTTGTTAGAACCAGTGTGGTGTTCCTTGAACTGGACTCCGCGAGAAGCCAAGTGCATACGGATACCTTCATCCTGCGTTAGGAAGGATTGGAAGGCGTTCTTTTCGACAATCCACTCTGAGGGGGAGTAGAGGGATGTCCAATCAAAAATAAGATTACGGATATCGGCTGGAGACGGACGGCTAATCTTGATAGCATCTACTATGTACCTCTTGCTCGTTGATCGGTCAATGGCATAGCAGATAGCTGCAGTATCACCGATCATTGCAGGGTCTAGTCCACAGATATAAGTAAAGCCGTTTAAGTCTCTAGGATGTCCTGGGTGACCTGCAACTAGGTTGCCTGCCTTACGCATACCGTCAATAGATCCCTTAACACAAACGGGATCAAAGGCAGCGTTTTCAGAAACGTCCTGCTGTTGATATACCAAAGCCCAGGTGCTTGCATCCATCGCTTGGCGTTCGTTGTAAAGGTTACGTCCAGACCAGCGAGGGTAGAGGCCGTCCTCGTTCTTATCAGATTCTAACTGTCCATCAAATGGAGCATCGGATGCTGGCCATAAGGTTTCCCACTTGTCAGGGTCTTCATCTGCTGTCAGCAGGGCCGGCATCGCTAGATACTTCCAAGGAACTTGGCCACCAGGGTAGCGGTCCTCTGAGCGTAGCTCGCGGTATAGGTCCACCGAAGCCACACGAGTTCCGATAACAATCAGTTTACCCGTAGGGTTAAGACGGGATCGCACATCCTGGGTTAACCAGCGGATCTGCTTCTCAAACTCATTAGCGTTCTTTAGAGTTACTGCGTCATCTACAATAATCATATCGGCACGCTTACCGTAGATCTGACCACCGATACCAACGGCCTCGATGTTCGGGTCCTTTTCAGATGACTCACGGAGTTCATCACCAAAGGTGACACGGGTAGCCTGCCACGAGGCAGACTTAGAGTTAAACCCTACGCCAGCAGCATACGCAGTCTGTAGA